ACACCTTGGAGAGGTTTAAATGTATTGTTACTAGCGATGCAGATGGTAAAAAATAAAAATGTTACTTTAGATGTGTATAGCTCTAATCAAGTCTATGGGAGCGAATTCGCTAATAGAGTAGATAAAGATTTTAGTGATCTTTTTGATCAAGCAAAAAAATTACCTAATGTAAATTACATAGGTCATAAACCAAATGAGTATATTTTAGAACATATGTCAGATTATGATTTATTTGTATATCCATCTATTTTTGAAGAAACCTTCTGTGTTTCAGCTCTTGAAGCTTTAGCTGCAGGGTTGCATGTAATCACTACAAATTTTGGTGCTCTTCCAGAAACTTGCGCTGAATGGCCTGTGTATGTAAATTATACTAAAAATTTTGATCTTCTTGCAAGTAGTGTTGCAGGAGCAATTGATATAAGTTCAGAATATCTTCATACAGATACAATTCAAAAACATTTAGATGAACAACAAAAATATTATAAAAAATTTTATAGTTGGGATAAAAAAGCTATTGAATGGGAAAACTTTTTGAAAGGAGCCTTAAGTGTCAAAAAATAAATATATAAATGAAGATACGTACCAAACTTTGCAGGAAGTAAGTATTGAAACTCAATCAGATTATGAAAAAGCAAGAGAACCTCTTTGGAAAGATGACATAGATCAATTTAAAAAATATCAATTATTTGTGGCTACACCTGTGCACAGTGAGGTATCAATACATTACACACAGGCCTTAATAGAATTTCAACAAGAATGTTTTAATAAAAAACTCAAAGTATCTTTTCATCTAATTAAATCTTCTTTAGTAACTCAAGGCAGAAATTTATCTGTAGCTGGATTTTTAGAGTCTAAAGCGACTCATTTATTATTTATTGATTCAGATATTTATTTTCAAGGCAAGTCTATATTTACCATGTTAAAAGCTGATAAACATATTATTAGCGTCCCGTATCCTTTAAAAACACTGATGTGGGATAAGGCATTTAAAAAAATGCAAGAGGGTAAAATTAAATCACCAGATGATATAAGAAGATCTTTACATACCTATCCTATGAAAGTGCCTGATGCAAATAATATTAAACTTAAAAATGGTGTTATGGAGGTCACAGACTCGCCAACTGGATGTATGTTGATAAAAAGAGAAGTTATAGAAAAAATGATTGAGAAATATCCTGATAAACAGATAGTGCAAAAGACCGTTATAAATGGTCAATATGTTAATAAACCTAACATGTGGAATTTTTTTGATACATTACATGACCCTAAAGAGAAGACTTATAATGGTGAGGATTTTGCTTTCTGCAAACTTTGGAGAGATCTTGGAGGTAAATGCTATGCCTATATAAACGATGCGATAGTTCATGTAGGTGAACACCAGTACCAAGGCAAATTCTCTGATGAGTTGATAGCAAGAGAATAAAATGGTAATATATGCTATTATTAAGGAAATAGAATATGGATCCATTTACATTAGCATTAGCCACTTTTGGTGTGCAAAAATTACGGGGTAAATCAACAAACAGAGCTTTAAGAGATGCAGCCATAGTAGGTGGTGGATCTTTTGCGGTAGGTAGATTAGGTGGAGCCGGTATGGGTATAGGCCAAGGATCACCATTTTCTGGTATTCAAGGTTTATTCGGTAAAGAACCTGCATCAAATTTTGCACAACAAAGAAAGGTTGCAGATTTAGGATCGTTTGCTGCAAGAGGAGGTGGAGCTGATTTATCAACTGTAAAAGCAGCCGATTCAACTATTAAAGCATCAGACGCTGTTGAGTCAAAAGGTTTAAAAGCATTATTAGAAAAAGCAAAAGACAACCCTTTAGAAACTGCTTTGATTACTGCAACAGTATTACCTTTACTGCAAGAAGAAGAGCCAGTTAAACCAATTTTTTCTGAAGAAGATTATAAAAAAGCTTATCAAGAACAATTATCTAAATTAGAGGGTGGATTTAAGCCAGCCTCATCCGCATTACCATCACAGTCAGAAGTTTTTGGATCTAATATGTTTTATGCAAATCAAGGTGGTCTTGCAACAGCAATTCCAAAATACAATAAAGGTGGTGTTAATTATTTACCATCAAAAACAGATCATGATGAAAATGATGTAAACAATTATGTAAGAGCAGAGGGTTATGTAGAGGACGGTGCAGGAGCAGGAGACAAAGATGAGGATACTATGTTAGCACAATTAGCAGATGGAGAATTTGTATCAAGAGCAGATGCTGTTTTAGGTGCAGGTATTTTATCGGGTGCAGATCCTAAAAGTTTTAAGGGCATGAGAAAAGCAGGAGCAAATTTTTTTTATGACCAACAAAAAAAATTAAAAAGAATTTATGATTTAGTCAATGCAAGTAAACCACAATAAAATAAGTAAACAAGTAGAAGTTTTAGAGATATTTCCAACTCTATTAGATGAGTATTGGAACTTGGTTGACTTTATGTTGAGAGAGGGTCTTAAGTTTGATGGCAATCCAATGAGCATAAAACATTTAAAAGAATTTATTAAAAAAGGTGAGATGCAATTATTTGTTATGTTTGGCTCAGACGATGGAGAGAAATATAAAGTGTTCGGGGTTTGCGTAACACGGGTCACGGCTCTTCCTAATTTTAAGCAATGTGAGGTTATCTTATTAAAGGGTGAGAAAAGGGAATTGTGGCAGGATGAATTAGCTGATACAATAGAAAAATTGGCTAAAAGTTTTGGATGCAAAAGAATTGCAGTACATGCGAGGCCAGGTTGGCAATCTTTTTTAAAAACAAAAGGTTGGGGAGTAAAAAGATATTTATACACAAAGGAGATTAAATAATGAGTTTTATATTTGGTGGAGGAGGATCTGCACCTGCAGAAACAGGTAGCAGTGTTGTAACACAAAGAGAAGCCCCAGGAGTTGAGGCTAGAAAATTATCATTATACGATCAGGCAGCTAAATTAGCTTCTTCGCCAGTCTCGTTACCTGCGATTCAAGTTGCACCTTTAAGTGGTATTGAACAAGCTGCAATAAATCAAGCAGGGCAAGTAGGAGTTGGTGCACCAACAGTAACCAGTGGTATAGCAGCATTAAACCAAGGTATGCAAACTCCAAACATATCTGAATTTTTTAATCCTTATCAATCTTTTGTTACAGATGAAATAAATAGACAAGCTCAGATAGCAGAAAATAGACTTGGTGCACAGGCAGTACAAGCAGGAGCATTTGGAGGTGCAAGACAAGGAGTTGCACAAGCAGAATTAGAAAGGGCTAGATTAGCCTCAATTGGTCAGGCACAAGCTCAAGGTTTCCAAACGGCATTAGGTGCAGCTCAACAACAAAGAGCTCAACAACTTGCAACAGGACAAGCTTTGGGTGCTTTAGGTGCTCAACAACAAGCAATGTCCCTTGCAGACATTCAAGCCCAATTACAAGCGGGTGGTATTCAAAGAGCTATTGGTCAAGCTGGACTAGAGGCACAAAGACAAACTGCTTTACAGAGAGCTTATGAGCCATTCCAAAGAATAGAATTCTTAAAAGGAATTATGACTAATTTACCAACAACGCAAAGCACAATTACTGCAACTACGGCTCCAGGAGCTAATCCTATAGGTCAGGCTCTAGGCACTGGATTAGGTGCATACTCTGCTTACAATTTAATGCAGCCGAGGTAATATGGATAAAGTATTAACAAGAAAGCTATTTAGAGATAGATATTTTAAATATTTAAAACCAAAAATAAAACATTTTCAAACTGGTGGTTTAAGTTCCTTAACACCAAAAGAAAAAGCGATCTATTCTGCTACATTAGCTGCACCTTTGTTACAAGCAAGAGGAAAAGGTCTCGGTCCCGTTTTAAGTGCTTTAGGTCAGGGCATTGGCAAATTACCTGAAACTATATTAGAGGTAGAAAAATCAAAAGGTACAGGAAAGGGTGTAAGAACTTTAACAGATGCAGAATTAAAACAGTATAATTTACCACCAGGGACTATCGCTCAAATGAAAGCAGATGGTACTTTGAGTATTGTTTCTAAACCGTCAGCAGAGCAAACAAAAACAATTCAAGGTAGTAAAAGAGTCAGAACAATTCTGTCAAGAATAGCAGATGACTATGAAAAATTAGGTAAGCCAGTAGGACCAGTATCTTATAGAACAATCGCTCCTTTTACTAAAGCTGCAGGAACACAATTTTCAAAAGATTTTGCTACAATGAAAAGTAGAATACAACAAGCAACTTCATTTGTAACTCAAGCAATTTCAGGAGCTGCAGTATCTGAACAAGAAGCAGAAAGAATAAAAGGTTTAATACCACAACTAGGTGATACTGAAGCAACATTTGAAGCTAAGCTATCTGCACTAGACTCATATTTTGCAGATGCGATTGCAATAGCACAAGATAACAATGCAGACTTTACTACTGCATTAGAGATAATGGAAGCGTCAGGACAAGGAGCTGAAAATTATTTAGATTTAACTGAAGCTATATCTGTGAAAAAAACTGAAGATGGCTATGATGTAAGTGGGAGTTAATAATGGGTGAAATAATTGTTAAAGGAGAAAAGTTTAAAATTAAGGGAGATACACCAACTCCAAAAGAACAATTAGCCATTGACACTGTTTTAGCTGCACAAAAAAAACAAGGTGGAGTTTTAAATTTTGATGATCAACTGAGACTACAGATAACACCTGAAGATGTTTTAAGTGAGGCAGTAAAAGGTAAATATAATAAAGATACAGAAGATTTTTTGAGTAGTCCAACTTTTGGTAGAATTATAACTGAAGTAGGATTATCTATAGCTGGTGGTGTGGCTGGTATGGCAGCAGCTCCATTTACGGGTGGTACATCTCTAGTTGGAACTGGTTTAGCTGCAGCAAGGATAGCTAGAATAGCTAGACCTTTGTTAAATTTAAGTGCAAAAAAACAAAAATTTGTAGCTGCTACAGTTGGTGCAGGACTTGGGGGTGGTGCAGGTGCTGCAATCGCACAAACATTTGATCCAAGAGAAAGTATTGTAAGAGAAGTTGCAAGAGGTGTTGCTCAAGGTTCATTAGGGGAAGTCTTAGGATTTGGGATGGCTGCGGGTTTAGCAAAAGGTTACAACAAAATTACTGGAGCAAGTATTAGACAATTAGATGGTGCAAAGGAAGCGACCGCAACACTTTCAAGAGATACAGAATTTTTTAAAGCATTAAAAGAAATAAAGGATACTGGTAAAGTAAGTCCTGAAAAATTAAATAAACTTAAAGAGGGTGTTAAAAATAAAAAAAATTCAGAAATATTTGATGTTGCACCATTAAGTAAAGAGCAGTTAGATATATTAACAACACCAAAACTATCCTCACAAGCCATTGCAAAGGCAGGAGAATTACTTGAAGAAACAACCTCTCTGTTTGGTAAGAAAAGAATTAGTGCAGAATTAGCCAATATTAGTCCAGGTAAACTAACTGAAAATAGTGCAATAGAAACTTTAAGTGGTATTTCTGCTGCATCTATGTTTGGTGGTGGAGTTGTAAGAGCTGGGGAAAATTTTGCAAGAAGATCTACAATGCAAAATATAGATAACTTCGTAGATGCAACTATGTACGGTTTACCAAAATCTGGTGTTAGTCCAGCTGAAGTTAATATGACAATAGGTGAATTAATAAATTCACAAATAACAAAATCTCATGCATTATACAATGACACAAAAACAAAAATGTGGAATAAAGTATCTGATGCAATAAATAAAAATTTAAAAAGAGCAGATGGTACTTTTGATCCTAAATATGATGTTGTTTATAGTGGAGTAGGAGCTCCAACAAAGTTAACTGTAACAAAAACTCCATATGGAAAAGAATCATTTACTGAAACGGTGGATGGTCTTGGCGACTATTTAAAACAAGTTCTAAAAGATAATAGAAATATAGAAGATACGGACATTACATCTATGATAGCACCATTATTAAAAGCTGGAGGTAGAACTGATTACCTTGATTTTAAAAATATTTATTCATCTATTGGAAGTAAAAATGTAGGACCTGCAGCAAAACCAGTACAAGCAGAATTGTTAGCACGAATGCAAACTTTACTTAATGACTCTCCACTACCAGGAAACATTGGTTTATTAAGACAAGAGGCTGCAAAATATACAAATCTAGGAGCAGATGCTTTTAGAAAAGGTGTCTTAAAATCTATAATGAATAAAGAAGTAGGTTTAGAAAACATATATAAAAACATTGTAGCATCTGGGGATAGAAGTTATTACAATAAATTTTTTGAATTTATTGACAAAGGAAAATTTAATTTTAAACTTTCAAATGGTGTTACAAAATCATACGATATATTTCCAAATAAAGAGTTTATAAAAGACTCATTAAGAGGGCAATTTTTTAAAGATTTTTTAAAAAATTCAATTGATACAAGAGGTCAATATCCAAAATTACTTGCAACTAACTCTAAAAAATTTTTAGATAATTATGATTATTTATTAAAAGAAGATTTTGGTTTTCTTACACCGTCACAAATAAAAGGTATTAAACAATATGTAAATAGAATTCAATTTGTAGAGGGGGCTTTGAAACCGCCTGGAGCTGCTGGATCTAATCCAGGTATGTTTATACAATTAAATCAAGCAGGACAAATATCTCAAATGATTGGTATATTTGGATTTGGTACAGGAACAATTGATCCAGGTGCAGCTACTTTTTTTGTACTTGGCCCATATGGATTATCAAGAGCTTTTGCAAATCCAAAAGTAGTGCAACTTCTAATGGATGGTTTAGGTGGAGGAACTAAAACTATTGATAGTTATCCAAAGTTAGAAAGATACATGGGTCAATTAGCAACGGCTTTTGTTGGTCAAGGTATTGTGTCTTCTGAACAAGCAGAAGAGGCTGTAAAACAAATTCAATCACAAAGAGATTATTATGAAAAATTTTTTGAAACTGGTAAATATGAGGGATCAATTGTAAGAAGAAATAATCCCGCTGATGCACCACCAATTACGATTGAAGGACAACAACAAGTAGGAATGATAAATGCTAGTAGAGAGTCTATTGCCGAACCAAGTAATATACCTTTACCAAATTTTTCACCAGCTAATCTACCTTTGGGTCAGGGTCAACAATCAAATTTACAATTAGCTCAAGCCCTAAATCTTTTTAATAAGGGAGGAATTGTCAGTGCCAAGAAAGTCAACACCTAAAGACTCATTAGCTCATCAACGGATCGATGATCATGAAAAGCTCTGTCTTATCATGCAGAGAGAGACTAATAAAAAAATTAAGGATCTTCATACTGATATCCATAGAATCGAGAAGATATTGATAGCCTCCACAGGTTTCTTGATCACTTCAATGTTAGGAATAATTGTTGCTCTAGTCATGAAATTAAATTAAAAGACCATGTGCAACTAATCAAAGAAAAAAACAAATTCTATATAACAGGCCTTAAAAGAGAGAATAAATATAAATACAAGAAATACACCCGTCAGGAGGAGGACGGCTCACGGACCTATAATATAGGTAACAAAAAAATACCAAGTGTTACAACGATTTTATCAGCTACACAATCAGAGGATAAGAAGGCAGGATTAGATGCTTGGCGTGAAAGGGTTGGATACCAAGAGGCAGCTAGAATTACCTCATTAGCAGCCCGTAGAGGCACGGAGATGCACTATGTTCTAGAAAACTACATAGATGGGCGTGGGTACCTAAACCTCTCTCTAGAGGGCTCTGAAGCCCGTCTCATGGCACATGAGATAGTAAATAATCTTGACCTATTGAGTGTCGTATGGGGTAATGAAGTTAGTCTATCTTATAAGGATAAATGGGCAGGATCTACGGATGTTGTTGGAATATATGACAAAAAACCTACAATTATGGACTTTAAACAGTCAAATAAAATTAAAAGAGAGGAATTTGTAGAAGATTATTATTATCAGATAGCTGCATATTCATTAGCCCACAAGGATCAATATGGACCAATAACACAAGGTTTAATATGTGTTTGTACTAAAGATAAGATATATCAAGAATTCAAAATGGATGAATTAAAATTAAAAGAATATGAAAATAAGTGGTTAGAAAGGGTAGATAGATATTATAAGACTAAAGCCACTTTTGAACCTGTTCCCCAAGAGTCTTAGCAGATAATTCTATTTTATTGTCTAGATTGTGTAATACCATCTCATCAATAGTATCTGTTGCAATAAGATCTATATATGTGACTTGAGAAGTTTGACCATATCTGTGAGCACGATCTTCGCTTTGTTGCCTGACTTCCAAATTGTAAGAATTACTAAAATATATAACATACCTAGCAGCAGTAAGGGTAAGACCATAACCACCAACAGTAGGGTTGCCAACGAGGAAACGGCATCTATCATTATGTTGAAACTTTTCAACAGAATCATTACGAACCTCAACTGAATCTTTTCCGTATATCGAAACCACTGAATCTTTGCCATAGGTCTCCTCTAATTTTTTTTTAATCATTTCTATATTGTGTACATAGTTTGCCCATATAATACACTTATCCTCACTCTCCTCCAATATACTCATCAATTCTTTTAATTTAGCATTGCTTTTAAAATCAACAATTTTTCCATCATTAGTTTTTACAAAACCATTGGCTACCTGTTGTAATTTTAACAATTCAGTTAATTTATTATTATACGAAACCTCATCATTTTTAAGAACTATTAGAGCTGAAGCTTTTAATTGTTCATATGCTTTTCTCTGTTCCTCTGGTAATTCTACATGTCTTTGGACATACATTTTTGGAGGTAAATCGAGGCAGTCTTTTTTTCTTACTCTGTAGGAGAAATTTTTTAATTTGTATTCTAACTCTTCAAGATTGACATAATATTTAGGTATTTGAATATTATAACCACCCCTCTCTATGCTATACATTACTGCATATCTAGATTTAAACACAGTATAATTCTCATATCCTAATAATTTTTTATCTAAAAATGCGCATTGAGAAAACAGATCTAATGGTGATTTGGTTATAGGAGATCCTGTAAGAATTCTTCTGTATTTAGCTAATTTACCTAATTTTATTATCGCTTTTGTTCTAGATGCTTTGAGATTTTTTATTGTTGTGCTTTCATCTAGTATTATCATGCTTGTTTTACCATGTTTTAAAAGCTTGTATTCTAGCCACTTTTTACCTGATGCATGTGATAAAGCCTCTACATTCATTAAGATAAATGTAATTTTTTTTGGGTCTATTTTAAATGTCTTATCTTTAGTGACTTTCCATATGTAAATATTAGATTCAATTGGACAATGAAAATCAATCTCTTTTTTCCAATTCCTATAAACAGAATTAGGCGCAATAACAAATACAAATTCTATTTCTTCTTTTTGAAATAAATATGCAGCATTATCTATAGCTACTTTTGTCTTACCTGTTCCCATTTCCATAAAATATGCAAAGTTAAATGGAAATGCTCCCTCTATAAGTGACTGTCTTTGATGTTCAAACGGTTTTGTTTTGTATTTATACACGCAAAAATTTTTTAAATTATTTATTTGTAATTTGCAATCAAATAATATACAGACTCTTGCACAAGGAGGTCCTTATGGATTTAGAAGCAGAATCTATCGTGTCGATAGATACTGGCATGTCATCCGACATTGCCGAATCTTGCAATAAGTTATTGGACATTCAGAAAAAAATATCAACGGCTGAAGAAGAAATGAAAAAGTTAAAAGAAGTTGAGACTACACTTTCTGAACAAACAATTCCTAACTTAATGCAACAAGCTGGTATCTCGATGCTTAAATTAGCAGATGGTTCATCTGTTGAAGTTAAGCCATTCTATTCAGCTAGAATACCAGCATCTAAAAGTGAACAAGCTTTTAATTGGCTCAGAGAAAATGGACATGGAGATATGATTAAAAATCAAGTCTCTTTGGAATTTGGAATGAGACAAGATAATGAAGCAAA